AGCTTTTTCTTTGTTTCTTCGATCTCCTTGGCCAGGGCGTTCTGCTTAGCCTTAATCAGGTCAGCGTTGCCCGGGTCGAGCTTGAGCGCCTTGTTGACCTGTCTGAGCTGGCTCTCGGTGTCCCTGATAGCCTTGTTCGCTTCGTTCAAGGACTTAACGAGACCGGAGGTCTTGCCCTCTATCTCAATGGTTATTCCCTTAATGCTTCGAGCCATGTGCGCTCACCTCCTAAAAGTATCTATCCATATCCTCCTGTGTAGCCTTCCTCGGGTAGTCATAGCTATCGTTGGAGGATTCCGTCAATATGTCCAATAATTCGCCCACATCTATAAGCTCCAGCTCGTTGAGCCTTAAGCCTACCTGTAAGGCTCTGAGCGTCAGGAGCGGGGTTGTAAGGGGTCTTACTGTGGGCTTGGCGGGTTTTTTGAGGCTACGCTTCCCGATATGGACTTCTGCCAAACGGCTATGATCTCGGTTAGTGTATCCGGATCGTAGAAGTCGTCTTCCTCGAACTTAGTAAGCCACTCCGCATAATCGACCTCATCGAGCTTACCGTAGATCTCACGGAACGGGCGGGTTGCTTGCATATTGAGCGTGAAGCATAAGCCCTTAATGAGATCCAACGTGGCAAGCCCTGAATTATCCAAGCCCTCCGATAGGCTGTCTGTGTCGATCCTACTGAATTCAAGCATCAGATCCTTGTTAAATGTCTTTTGGTACAATCGAGGCGTTGCGGCGTTGCTCTGAAGCTCCACCCGCTTTCCGCCTATGTCAATCGCTTTGTACATACTCTCTCTCCTTCTCCCTTCAATTTTGCCCCGGGGGTGGCATACCTCCGGGGCTTATAGGAGGACACGTTAGGAATGGGGTGGCATCCTATGGTGTCGTGGACGGCAACGGAACAGCGCTATACCATCCGGCATAGGCGGTAGCATCTCCATCGGGTCCCATCTTATAACGGCAAAGGCCGTCATCCGGTCTTGCCGAAGCTGTGAAGCTTACTGTCTGAGTCTGAACCTCTACGGATTCCTCGGCGGTAGATCCTTCGGTGGAGGGTCTGCCAAGCATGACTCTGTACATGGCGTGCTTAGTAGCACCCTGATCTCCGTTAAACTCGAACATAAGGGCTATGTACTTAATCACGTCGGAGTCCTTCTCAGCGATACCGCCCTTGCTGTCCTTGGTATGACCAAGGACATTAACCTCTACGTCCTCGGGGATCATTGCACTCTCGATCTCACCGGAATATACGAGTGATCCGCTTGTGGTGTAGTATGCTCTATCGTCTGCGTAGAATATGTTCTGCTCGCTATCGGCTTCCATGTTGATGCTCACGGCCCCCAGCCATGCCTTAACTGTTCCATAGGTTGTAGTGATCTCACCAGTGGTGGAGTCCGCTGTCTCGGTAACCAGAGCATAGTGCAGATTCTTAAGTCCGAACTGAACCTTGTTTGCTGTTGCTGGCATTCTATATTACCTCGCTTTCATAAATCTCTTGGAATACTTCCGAGCCCGAATCGTACAGCTCATCCCTATCCCAGGGAATGTCGTGGGCGTCGAATACGCCCTCTATTGTTGATTCAAGGTCTGACCGCTTTGAGGCTGTGTACAGCACAGCCCTAAACGATGTGACCTTCTGATATGTCTTATTGTCCGCGAAAAAATTCGATGTCGCTGTGGTAAAGGCGATATAAGGCAGTGTCTCACCCTTTCTTGCGTGATCATAGTACACGGGGAGCTCTGACTCCTTGAGCATATTGCCTATGTCGTTAGTGGTCATGGCCTATACCTCCCTCTGGATCATCTCTTCAAGCTTCCGTGGAAGCTCTTCCTGAACCCACTCTTCAACGGGCTTAATGTGCGGCTTAGCGGACACGTGCCCGACTACTCGCCCGTGGCTTACTACGTCGTGTCCGTGTTCCAGAAGGTGCGTGAGTTGATATTTGTTGTTGTAAACAACAAACTTACCCTCTACCTTCTTAACCCTCCACTGTCTGGCGTAGTGCCCTTTCCACGCTCCGGATCCGACCGGTGAGGAGCTCTTAAGCTTCTTAACAGCTTCCTCTGCTACTTCCTCGCTTGCTTCATCGAGGGCAGTGACTACGCCGTGCTCGAATTGTTGGAGCATTGACTGCCCTTCTGATGCGAGCTTATCTATCGGTACTACCATCCGTCACACCTACCTTGTCTTCGAGATATAGCTCAATGGTATCGCGCTCAATGTCCCGGTAAGTCCTATATATCGCATATTCCTTACCGTGGAATACGGCAATGCGCTCACCGGCGTATTCCCCATAGAACACTTCAAGCACGAGGGAAGGGCTGAGGCCTGCTTGCCCTGCCGCATAGAACTCAGCACGGCTCACTGACCTTACCCGGCAGAACACTCGCCTTGCTTCCGTACGCCCTACGGCGTTGAAGTCCTCATCCACCTCGCTTGTCTCAGATATGAGCTCAACTACGTCATCCATCAACTCTCACCTGCCATCTTTTCGCTGAAAATCCTGTTGTTGAGAGCGAATCTCAACATCCGGGGCATCCCTTCGCCTGTCCTGCGCTTATTCCATAGCCACTCGGAGTACATCACTACGAGCTGTATGTCTTCGGCGCTGGATCCGTCAAGGGTTGCACCCTCACGGGTGATAGCCTGAACGGCAGCAGAGGCGAGAGAGCTAAGCCTCTCGTCATAAGCCGTAGTCGATATACCTAAGTCGATCTTAAGCAGACCGACCACTTGTAAAATCTGCTGCTCGTTCATGGTCTATCCCTCCTATGCTTAGGCCGTGACTGTAACTACACAGCTTGCAGTTACTCCGCTAGAGGTAGCGGTTATCGTTGCGGTTCCTGTCGCTACTCCGGTGACCTTGCCGGATGCGTCAACGGTCGCCTTGGTGTCATCTGAAGACGCCCAAGTTACCTCACCGACTACGGGAGTAGTGGTGGCCTTAAGCTGTACGGTCTTGGTGGCTTCCACTGTTGCCACGGTCTTATTGAGGGTGATACCCTGTACCTCGTTAGCACTGTCCGGAGCGAAGGTGATGCCCTCAGTTGAAGGCGTCACGCCGTTAATGCCGATGGCTACGAAGCCCTCAGCGATAACGGGTATACCGTCATATCTGGCAGTACCCTTGAATACTGTCTGATCCTGAAGGAATCTGTAGTGCTCGCTCTGTGCAAACTTCTCGGAGCTACGCTCAGCCAGAAGGTACAGATCGAGATATCCGCCGATGATCACATAGTCCGGAATGAAGTCCAGAACCTCAGCCACACCACCTACTACGGGGAGTGTGCCGTTGACTCCTGACACGATCACGCCGGAAGCGTTGATGCTCATGCCCTGAGCTCTAAGGTATGTGTATGTAACCTCGTTCATAACCCAGACCTTATCGCCTCTCGAATACTTGCCCTTGGCTGCTGCTGAGTAAGTAAGCAAGTTCTGGAAGAGTGCTATATCCTTAGAGGCTGCACCCTCTGCGATAACCTTAATGTTAGACTGATGAAGATCAGCCCAAGGCCTTGCTGTAGCAGGGTAGGTAGAAGGCTCTTCTGTCTGTGCAAGTCTGGTAAGAATACCCATAGGCATCTTGTTACCGGTACCGAAGAGGATAGCCTTATCAAGCGCCTTACCGATTGCCTGACCAAGTGCTGTCATGATCTCTGATGCAAGGTCTACATCGGAATCCTCAAGCACTGCATTGCAAACAGCGAAGAAGCCAGCAACCTTGTTGCATCCGATCTCTACATCGCTGAAGCTGAGATCAAGCTCGTTGATCCAAGCGCAGCACTCTGTCCACACTGCCTCGGGAACTGATCCCATAACTACGAGCCTGCCGTCTCCACGGAACGCCCTTACATTAACGTGCTTATACAGCTTAGAGTATTCAAGCACGTTCTCACGGAGTACCCCGAGGAATACCTCCGGAATGGTAAGTCCTACGTTAGTAAGTGCCCTCTTCTCAGATACGGCAGTCCTTACTTCTCCGAGCCATGCCTTAACATCCTCCCTCTGGAAGAACGCATCTCTCTCATTGATGCTCTCGCCGAACATCTTATCTCTCTTATTCATTGATCTCTTAACCTCTCTTTCTTCTACAGCAGGTGCGGGTGTTTCTACGGCGGGCGCCGGTGCGTCCTGCTTAGCCTCTTCCGCTCTGAGCTCCTCCTCAAGTCCTGCTATCTTATCCTCAAGCTCCTTCTGGCTTGCTTCGTTCTCAGCCTTCTCAGCCTCAAACTTATCTATTTCGCTCTCGACTGCCGTCTTTGCTTCCTCGTCTCCGTCCTCGATCTCTCCGATGGACTTCTCGATCTCAGCCTCTCTCGTAGAGAAGCTGTTGGCAGTCTCTCTTAAAGCTTCAAGCTCTCTCTTAGCTTCGTCGAGCTTGCGACGTGTCATAAGTGCCTTAAGTGCCATTAGTTCTGACCTCCTTTGAGTTTATTGAGCATCTCAGCCCGCCATGCGTCCATGCGCTTAGCCTTCAATGCCTCATAGTCCTTTTTACGAGCACTGATTGACGTGCTCTCATATGCAGGGAACGTGCAGCATGTCACCTCGTAGAGCTTGACCTCTCTGATAGTCCAGTGGACGGATCCGTCTTCCCGGAAGTCGGTTTCCTCGGACAGAATGTCGAAGCCTATCGAACACTGGCTCACATCCCCACGCTCAACGCGAGCGTACAGGTTCATGGCGTCCGTATCGTTCGGATTG